AATTACCGATAATGATGAAGTTTACAAAACTGTAGATTATGAAAAAATCGTTCCATTATTGATTGAAAGTATTAAAGAGTTGAAATCAGAAGTAGACCATTTGAAGAAAACAAAAATGAATAAAAGGATTAAAGAGTAAAAAAATTAAGTTTTTGACTAAAAACTTGATATTTATATATAGTTAATAAAGTTATAACATAAGGAGTTATATAATGGCAAAATCAGACGAAATTAAATTCACAGATGAAGAGTTAAAATCCCTATCGGAGTTAAGAGATACTTATGCAGCAATCCAAAATGACTTTGGTGCAGTTAAAGTAAGAAAAGTTCTTTTAACTCAACAACTTGATTCTTTGGAAGAAACAGAAGTTCAGTTGGAAGCAAAGTATACTGAAACTCAAACTACAGAACAAGAACTTGTGAAAACTTTGAATGAAAAGTATGGTCCAGGTAATCTTGACCCACAATCAGGAGTATTTACACCAGTAGAAACACCTGCAACTGATTCCAGTACAGAAAAAACTTCCTAATATATAAAAAAAATTATCAGGTTGACCCATTTTGGGAATTTCAACTGATATTTATTAATCGAAGTATATCGTTCCGATATATATAATTTATAAACCTTATTAGGAGAATAAAATGGCTGAAAGAATAGTAAGTCCTGGAGTGTTTACAAGAGAAAAAGACTTATCCTTTCTTCCACAAGGTATTGCTGAAATTGGTGCAGCTATAATTGGTCCAACAAAGAAAGGGCCAGCATTTGTACCAACTCAAATCTCAAGTTTTGGGGAATTTCAGAATGTCTTTGGAGATGTGGATAGTCGTTTCTATGTACCCATGACAGTTCAAGAATATTTGAGAAATGCACCTTCTGTTACGATAGTTCGTGTATTAGGTTTAGGTGGTTATCAACCAAGTTCAATACGATTAAGTTTAGTAGCAGCTGGAACAGCTGCTGGTGGCGGAACTCGTGTTGCTGCAGTATTACACCCTTCAAGAGCTAATAGTTCATTAGATTTGGGTGCAGCTGCAATGACAACAGTTGACGCAAGTGCAAATTGGAATGCAACTACACTAACAATTAATAGTGTTGCGAAAACAATTTCATTTGATACTGGTTCAGATAATTACATAACAAAAGTTTTTGGGTCAGACCCACAAACAACAAACACAAATGTATATGTGTATAAAGAATACAAACAATATGTATCAAGTTACGGATTTGATGCAAATGTAAGTTGTAGTGCAGCATCTGCATCATCTGGTGAAGATTTCACTCATGATTATGCAGTAGCAACCACACCTTATATTATATCACAATTAAGTGGTGGTGGAAGAAAGAATCTTTTTAAAGTTAACACTCGTTCACATGGTTCGGATGTTACTTCAGAGTTCAAAGTTGGAATATCAGATTTAACTGCAGCAGGAAATGTTCCTGGTAGTGATTATGGTTCATTCGCACTTCATGTGTTGAAAAATAATCCAGGTGAAACTGATGATGGTACAGTACTTGAATCATTTACTAATTTAAACTTTGATCCAGATTCAAAACAATTCGCACCACGACAAATTGGTGATAGATATGTAACAATTGATTCAGAAGGCAAATTAACACACAATGGTGATTGGCCAAATCAATCTGTTCACATTTATCTAAGTGATTGGGAATCAAACCTTGAAGGTATTAATGAAGCATTAATTCCACATGGGTTTGCAGCAGCAACTAATCCTACACTTGGAACTTCAACAGTACCAAGTGCAAGTTTCGTAACTGCACAGACTAATACTCTTGGAGTTTTTGATCAAAATGTATATTATGGTTGGGATTTCGCAAACGAAAATAACAAACAATATCTAGCACCATCACCAGCAAGTGCAGGTTCAGGAGAGAATGCAGCATTTTCACTTGAAAATATGTTAGGACATGCATCTGCAGGTTCAATTGGGGATACACAAGAATCAGTTGCAGACGAAGCAATTACACTTGCATTATCTGCTAAAGCACAGAGAAAATTCGTTGTTCCATTTCAAGGTGGATTTGACGGACAAGACCCTTCAATATTAAAAGCAACAGGTACTAATATCGTTGCAACAAATACACAAGGACTTGATTGTAGTGGTGCCGCAAAGAGTGGTTCTAAGGCATACGAAAGAGCAATTAATGCTGTAAGTAATCCAGATGAATATGATATTAATTTAATGGCAACACCTGGTGTTATCCATGAATATCACTCTTCTGTTACGAAACACGCAATTAGTAAACTCGAATCTCGTGCAGATGCTTTTTATGTTATTGATGGTTCAAGATATGGCCGTTCAGTAGCAAATGCAGTTAGTGATATAAAAGCACTTGATACGAATTATGCAGCAACTTATTATCCTTGGGTCAAAATAGTTGATACTTCGAATAACAAACCAACCTGGGTTCCGCCTTCGGTTGTTCTACCTGGTGTTATTGCATATACCGACCAAGTAGCTCACGAATGGTTCGCACCTGCTGGTTTAAATCGTGGTGGATTAGGAAGTGTATTAGAGGCACAAACAAGACTAACACATACAGAAAGAGATGACTTGTATGAAGGTCGTGTTAACCCAATTGCTTCTTTCCCAGGACAAGGAGTTGTAGTGTTTGGACAAAAAACATTACAGGGAAAACCATCAGCTCTTGATAGAATCAATGTACGAAGACTATTAATTAGACTTCGTAAATTCATTGCTTCATCTTCAAGATACTTGGTGTTCGAACAAAACACAGCAGCAACAAGAAACAGATTCTTAGGAATAGTTAATCCATTCTTAGAATCAGTTCAAGCTAATAGTGGTTTGTCAGCATTTAAAGTAGTGATGGACGATTCTAACAACACACCAGATGTTGTTGATAGAAATGAGTTGAGAGGACAAATCTTCATTCAACCTACAAGAACTGCAGAGTTCATTGTGTTGGATTTTGTTGTTCAACCAACTGGGGCAGCATTCCCTGAGTAAGTTTAACTTATAAAAATACTGTCTTATAAAGAAGAGCCCACATTCAAATTTGAGTGTGGGTTTTTCATTTCTGAGGAAAAAGTCAAAAAGTCGGGATGTCTCAAATTCTTTTTAGGGTAATTTTTTACTCTATAGAAAAAACTTCTAAAAAACTTCGAATAATGATGTATAATTATAATGTATGTAGTTTCATTTTTTTTAGATTTTTGATATTTATTATCGAAGAAAAATTAACGGCAATTAATTTAGGAGAATAAAATGGCCGACATACTATCAGCAGACGAAATCTTTTTTACACCGTTTGAACCGAAAACTAAAAATCGTTTCGTCATGTACATTGACGGAATACCTTCTTATTTTGTAAAGACTATGAATCGTCCACAAATTACTTTTGAAGAAGTTGAATTAAATCACATTAATGTTAAAAGATTCATCAAAGGTAAAGGTACATGGGAGCCATTAGAAGTAACTCTATATGATCCAATCGTTCCAAGTGGAGCTCAAGCAGTAATGGAATGGGTAAGACTACACCACGAATCAGTAACAGGTCGTGATGGATATTCAGATTTTTATAAGAAAGAGATTAAATTTAATCTTTTAGGTCCAGTAGGTGATAAAGTTGAGGAATGGGTATTGAAAGGTGCTTTCATACAAACCGCTAACTTCAACGATTTAGATTTTGCTAATGGAACTGATGTCGCTGACATATCGTTAACACTTCGTTACGATTGGGCAGTACTCTCGTTCTAATACTTATAAGGAAGATATTATGAAATTTATAAAAGAGATGTTATCAGATGATGCTAAAATCTCAAGTAAAAGGTTTATCGGCTTTGCATCATTCTTTATGTTAGTTTTGTCGTGGGGTGCAAATACATTTTTTGGTTTTGATATCAAAGAACAAATACTTGAATGTTTTATGTACATTTCAGTAGTAGGATTAGGTGTAACAGCCGCGGAGAAATTTGCAACACCAAAATAAATTACATTTTTGTAAAAGAAAACAATAGTTATTATTATAATGGTTTTAAACACATTTCATAGGAGATAAAAATGGCTGAAAATCAGTACGATTTTCCGACCGAAGTTTTGGCTCTACCATCAAATGGTTCACTCTATTCAGAGGATAGTCCACTTCGTTCAGGAACAATCGATGTCAAATATATGACAGCAAAAGAGGAAGATATTTTAACTTCCACAAATCTAATTGAAAAGGGAGTAGTAATAGATAAACTTTTAGAAAATATTATCGCAGACCCTAAAATTAAATTAGATGATTTACTAATTGGTGATAAAAATGCACTTATGGTAGGTACACGAGTATTAGGATATGGTAAGGATTATACAGTAATAATTGAAGACCCTGATACAGGTCTTGAGGTAGAACATACTTTTGATCTAACAGCGTTAAAGAATAAAGAAATAGATGAAAAGGTATTTAAAAGTGCAAAAGAAAATAAATTTTCATTTACTTTACCTAATACTAAAAAGAAAATTGAGTTTAAATTACTCACACATAAAGACGAGAAAGAAATTGAAAAAGAAGTTAAAGCATTTGATAAGTTATCAAAGGTAACTGGAGTATCAAATGAATTAACAACTCGTTTAAAGAAACAAATTATTTCAGTTGATGGTGAAACTGAACGAAAAACTATTAATAATTTTGTTGATAATCAGTTCTTATCATTAGACACAAAAGCATTTCGTAAAAAATATAATTCGGTAACACCTGATATAAATTTTGAATGTGAATATGAAAGTCAAATAGGAGAACTCCATACGGTGAATATACCGATAGGAGTACGATTTTTTTGGCCTGAGTCCGAATTATAAAAAAGAACTTCACGAAGAAATTTACAATATAATTTATCATGGAAAGGGATTCACCTTTTCCGAAATTTACACTATGCCAGTATATTTAAGGAGATTTTACCTTAAATTATTAGTTGATACTCGGCAAAAAGAAAACGCAGAAATAGACAAACATCAACCTAAGCAAAGGTTTCAAAAATCTTAGTATTTGATATTTATTAATGATAAAACCCATCCAATTTAATAGTAAGGAATTTCATTATGAAATATAAATTTAACGAGAATTCAAAGAAGGTATTACATAAACTTCATAAAGAAGGCATTTTATCATCTTTTGTAAAATCTATTGAAAAGTCAATTAGAGGGCAAAGTGATAGAGATATAGAAAAGATGATGAAAAAGAAGCATGCACAACATGCAAAGTTTGTAAAACAGATTAAAAAAGACCCAGTAGCGGCAGCCGATCAAATTCTTAAAGATTTAGGCTACTAAAATTTAACTAACAAAAAAAGTAAACAATTATGGCTCTAACACCCAAAGAACTGAAATCACTTAAAGATTTAACTAAGAAAAGAGTTGAAATGGAAAAGATGATTACTGAAGAAACTGCAAAAGCTGCTGAGAAAACAGGTAAAGCTTACGAAGCTCATAAGAAATACTTAAAGAGTAAGGGTGAAGAGCTTAAGTTATTAAAAAAACAGGAAAAGTCAGCTAAAACAATTTCCGATTCAGCTGAAGAATTAATAGAAATTGGTGATCAATATGCAGCTAAACAATATGATATAGCAGCTTCTCAAGAGAAACAAAAAAAGTTGGCGAGGGCGATGAAAAAACTTCAACAGGATAATTCAAAGATGTCCGACAAACAATATAAAACAGCAGCAAAGAAGTTTTCAACCCAACAGGATATCTTAAAAACAAACCAAGAAATAGCATCAGAAACTCAAATTCAGAATGACTTACAAGATAAATTACTTGGTAACTTAGGTTTGAGTGTAGGTGCTATGTCAAGTATGGTTGCTCAGGCTAGATTATTTGTAAAAGCTATGTTCAAGAATCCAATTATTTTAATGTTGGCTTCTTTAGTGGCTGTTGTTAAAATACTTGGTATGGGAGTTAAACAAGCTTTTGATTTTCAAGACGAATTGGGAACTTCAGCTAACCAATCTATTAAGTTGGCTAAAGATTTGACTATGGTTAATACAACACT